GCGGCCCCTCCCACCGTTCCTAACCGCCACGTCCCCCGTAAAGGGTTCGCTCAAAGTTAGTACGGAGCCTCTACCGCTCGTCGCCCGAAGGGCTAGAGCGTAATACGCGCCATGGTCAGCGATTTTTGTGTCTGGCATGAAGCACAGCGTTTGACAACGCCATGCCCGTCTGCCAGCTATCCATCGCCAACCATGATCCCTCGCCTCGACAGGGGTAGAAACAACACCCCCGTCTAGCGTACGTACGTCAGCATGCATCACCGGGATCCGATGAACCTTCTTCCACTGCTGAAAAACTGACCGGGCCATGCGTATAACTCTTAAAAGTCTGCGATCAGCAATCGCAAGACTTGAGCCAACGTAGGATCCTCGGTCAACAGCATGGTACAGAAGACGATTATGGAACCGATAAGCTTCAGCTTTCGTATTTGGGATCTCTTTCTGATAGATGGGAGTGACATCTTTACCTCCAAAATAATGCTTACCGCAAGACTCTCGGAAAAGCCCAGACGCATGCGTTTTCTTCACATTTGTAGTGAAGCCGCAGTAGTCGAGCAACTCTTTGAGCTCTGCAAAAAGCGCGGAGGGACATATGATGTCATCCCCATAAACAGATACGCGTCCATTCCCATCAAGACGAAGATCTCGCAGGCTCTCGGTGAGGGCCCAAAAGATTAACGACTCTAGCTCGAAGGTAAAGCCATTGCCCATTGAGGAAAACTTCTCCAATGGGATAACCTTGCCGTCGAGAACCACACTTTCGCTGCGTAAAGCATCTAAAAGTGTGGCCCAGGAATGAGGCAATAGGTGCCAAACTATCGCCGAAGAAATGGTATCCGACGCTGCCTTCAAGTCCACGGTCGCGAGACCAAGGTCAAGGGCACGTCGGGCGAGATTTTGGTTGACCGACTGGTCATCCAAATCTATACCAGAACGCTTAAGGCATGTACGGATATGTGACCCAATGCCAAGCTGTAGGAAGATATTTCCAGTAGGCTCAGCAGCGATGAATCGATCCGTTTTAGCGTTTTTCGACACGGTAAGCCCCCTACTCCCCTGGACTACTAAGAATTCGTCCCTTAGCGGGGAGGTCGGGCCGCTCGCATCTAGGCCACGGGCTCGCAACCAAGCGTAGTCCGTTGCCATAGCCGCACGTAGGTACGGCAATGCCTTTCTCGTGACACTGATTTGCTTTTCACAAAGCTTAGAGTCTAAGCAAGAGTCTACGCCTTTCAACGTAGCAGTTGCTCCACTCCCCCATCTGAAACGATCAAGCAGTTTCCCGAACTTGGGAGCATACCCTATACAACTCTGGATTTTTAATTGAGCCCTGTGGAATACAGGGTCCCAACGCGACCTTCCGGTCGCGGTCCATAGTGCACGGATGCGCTCGTTCGTGATTCTACATTGATCTTCGGCTGCTGTGAAGGCAGCCAATGCAACCTGACGCGTGTCTATACCGGTGTTAAGCCCTTTGTATTTCGAAAGGTACTCTGTACACAGGTAGTCGTCACGGAACTTGTCAGATTGGGATTCCAGATAATCCTCTGCTCTCACCCCCATGTTTAGAAACTGGGAGAGCTCGTCCGTACGGAACATGAGCCATAGAGCTAGAGAACGCGGTGTGTTAACGGTTTCACATAGCGACTTAAAAGTCGCGTCGATCTTAGAAGACACGGTGAATCCTTTCCGGAAGTTACAGGGTTAGTACGGCAGGCCTTGGACGACGATGTTGTCGCCGACAGCCGTTGCACTGCCCTGCGCGAGGGACGTCATGACTTCTTGAGTGAAGTCCATGCGGTCCTGATCGGTAAAGCTGTCCGGGAAGATGAACTCACCATTGAACCGACCCGTCCCCACAAGTACCGGCGCAGCCGGAACCGAGAGGTTGAGTTTGGGTTTTTGGTAAGTGATCTTCACGCGATAAACCCCGCCAGCAGTAGCCGGCTCCTTGACGTTCAACGTATAGGCACTAAAGCCCAACGGAAGACCGCCGTTAAGAGTCCGGCACTGCCAGCGGGCAGTGTTTTCCGCGACACGAGAAGCAGGGGTGAGTGTGGTCGAAACAGGCGTTGCAGCCTTATTCACAACCACGATGGACGACATGTTGGTGATCATGGTGCTATTTCCTCGAAATGAGAGTGGTCAGCAGAGCCGCTATATTTAAGAGCGGTGTAGATGCTGAAGGGATTTTTAGGGTCGGCATGACAGGTGCTGGTAACGCTGACAAGAGAGAACGGGTCTTCGTAGTAACTTCACTACGCGCGTTGTAACTTGCGCTATGTGCAGCGATATTGAAGGTTACCGCCTCATCTGTTTGCCAGCGAAGCGCAAACGTCCTGTCCGTCCGAGTGCCCACGGTGTGATATCCGTGGACAAACTGGATGCCGTTGTTTAGCAACGACGCTTCCAGTAACTCTAACAGCTGACCAACGTTGTAAAAGTAATCTGCAACGAAGGACAGCCAAGTGAGTTCCCAGATAAGGGTTGGTCTCACGACCAGCCCAGACCGCCAATTCTCATACGTGTGGAGATTGCTGATCTTAAACCGAACGCCGAATTGATGGCGAACGGAATAGCTCAGCGTTTCGTACTTACCTCGATCGCCAGAGTAGTAGTAGTTTGAGACGCCGTCAAATATGACGTCATTAAAACTCCAACTGGTCCGACTTTTTACATCGAAGTGTACTTCCTCCAGCTTTCTCGATAGCGTGTGATTTCGTAAGTTCTCGATATCACTCAGAAGGGGTTTCCACCCTACCGACCAACCTAACCATGCCCCACCGACTACGTTGGCGGGGTTCGTACCAAGCTCTTTTAAAGCTTGTCTGATCCGCTTCTTCGACCTTCGCAGGTCTCGAAGCAGTTCAGTGGCTGATTTTGCTATCGATTGGAGCATATTGAGAGACTCGCGTCCCTCTCCCACTGAGGTATTCACGCTAATTTCACTATCCTTAATCTGCTCGTAAAGCTTGGCAAGACCGCGGTTATACGAATCATCGCGTGGTACTGCGAGATCGTAATTATACCACGAGGCGCCAGGCCGCGGACCAGTGGATGTGTAGTAAAACGTGTCTATCTTCCAGTCGCCGTTGCTGTCATAGTACCCAGCCTTGAACCA